ATGTCGGCACGTCGTACAATGAATATCATGTCTTCGTTGCCACCGCTACCGCTTGTGGTTGTGACCTTGCCTGATGTAACTACTGGCAGACCTGCAATGCTGGCGCCTGTGACACCGTAACCTGCAACTGGTCCGGTACCCATAGCGTTTTGTGGCACGTTCTGAGTAGGTACGACAAGTGGTCTACCGTTTCCGTCTGTTCCTGCTTGCATGAAAGCTAGTCGGCGAGGGTGCATCAGAATTAGGTCAGCGCCTGCAAATCGGTTGCTGTTAATCTGCTGTATGCCGTCTACGATTTTGCTGTAGGTTTCTGCGGCGGTAGGTGAACCGTCAGTGTAGGTAATAGCGTTAGTTCCGCTAATGTTGGACAATCCTAGTAGGTTGCCTGATGACCCAGACCCGTGTATGACTTGGTCTTCTACTGATGTTGCTAGTGCGCCCATCATATCAGCGGCAATAAGTGCGTCTATACCAGTGCCACGCTCAATTGCTTGTCGTGAAACTTGCTGACCAGAAGCGATTGTACGAACATCTACGGTAAGTAGGGTATCGTCAATATCGGTCTCGCTAACAGCGGCGTTTTCAGACGCCTGCGCCGTAGCAGACGCGCCCGTCGTGACGCGACTTATATTAATTGTCATGCCGCTTTCTGTTAATGGAAGGCTTGTGCATTGGTCGGCGAATGGTCGACCTGCCCTGCTCAATTCGGCGGCGAGCTGTGTGATATAGGCAGGGACCACCAAGCCGGAGAACGAAGCGGTTGTTCCGTCCCTGTGTTCAATGTCCATTTCTTGCCTGTGTCGCCTAATACGGTCACTAGCGTCAATGTCGTTGTTAAATTGCATATTGTATAGGTCTTGAAAGAAAGACACGCTACGGTTTTCTTCAGCATAGGTTAGTGGCTCGTTTGTAACAACAACGTTGCCTACTGCCCGTGTTTCGCTGTCATCAGTAGCGGCTACTTCAGCGCGAAGTTTAGCGGCTTCCAAATTAGCGGTTTGTACGTCGCGTAGTTCTTGTATTCTTGCGTCAAGCTCTACAGCTCTTGTTGCCAAGTCTTTAAGACTTTGGTCTTCTGTTTCGGTGAGGTCGCGTTCTTCGTCAGCGGCACGGTTTACTAAGCCTTCTTGTGCGGTGCTGATCTCTGCGCGTTCCTCAACCAGTTGGTCAAGTAATTTCATGATTCTCCAAATAAATAGATTGTTTTGTTATCTGGGTGTGTGCTAGGTGTTGGATTACAACGGCGTAGCATACGGCGCGGATATAAGCCTGATTGTAACCTACAGATTGTGGTAGTTCAAGGATTAGTTAAAAGATGTCGCCAGCGTGCAAGTCTGGGTACTAGTTCTTCGTCGTCGGGGTCGTATGCTCTAGTTGATAGTACTTGCGCTTCTTGGTACGCCGGTTGCGTCACAAGCCCTACATGGTCAAGTTTCGCTTCTAAGCGTTGTACATGTTGTCTGCCGTTTACCTGCGTTGTCTTGTTTCGAACGGGGATGAATCCAACGCTCAGTCCGGTCACTAGCCCTTCTTCTGCTAATGTTCGTGCTTCTTCGCCCCTAGCGGTCCCTGCCAGCTTAAAATCAGCTATTAACCCTGTTGCGGTTTTTTCCCAGCTTACGGACATGCCTATTGGGTGCCGTTGTGTGTCGTGTTGTTCGAGTAGCGGTATTCGGTTCCCTCGTTCTTTAATTGACTTGTCGAAGACGCCGCTTGATAGTGTCTCAATGTATCGCCCAGTGTCGTAACGTGATTGAAACGGTGCCACTAAGCCAACTATGTGATGCCCGTCGTTGTCGTTGCGTGTTTCAAGGTCACTAAACTCTATGGTTCGTGTTTCTAGTTCGCTCATTCTGTCACCTCAACAATCGTTTCTTCTTGCGGTAAGTCTTCTATGCGTCGTACTTCGTCCACGCTCAAAAATCCGCTATCTATTCCTATTTTGTGGGCTTCAAAGCGTTCTCGTCGGTCTGCTCGTTGAAAGTCGTCAGTGTCGAATAGTGCTACTTGACCGCGTGGTAGTAGTCGGCTGAATGCTTGCTCTATGCGTGACATGTAGCCCCGTAGTGTGTAGGTGACAAATGAACGGTTGTCTTGTGTGACATTAGAGTACGTTTTTGAGTCTCCCTGTGTTGAGACTCCCACCATATGGGGATAAACCCCGAAGACTGTACAGAGTTGCTCTGCTGAATAACGGCGTGATTCTAATAGTTGTAGGTCGTCAGGGGAGAAGCTCAGCGGCTGGTAGCTTAGACCGCCACTCAGTACCGCTGGGCTTTTCTGCCGTCCCCCATGCGCCTGTAGAAACGCGCTTTTTAACTCTTTTGCTTCGTCCTGTGATAGTTCCTGCGGTGAGTTAATAACACCACTGGGTATAGAACCGTTAACGTGCATTTCGCTGGCTGATTCGTCACCCGCCAAACTTAAGCCTAGTGTTCTGCGTTGCAACTGTAACGGTCCAGCGCCCATAATATTGCCTGCGGATATAACACCGCCCCTTATATGCAATATTTGTGAGGCATCATACGTGTTCCTGTTAACTTTGTAAATTATGTTGCCGTCGTCAAGCATCTGGACCGTTACACTGTCAGGGGATAACAGAACAGCGGTTTGGTAGAAATTGTTTCGATCTGTGTTGCCTAGTAGAAAATAGGCGTTGCCACGCATAACTAGACAACTAACAGCGCTGGCTATAGTTTCCATGCGGGTAAAGTTAGGGTCTGGTTGTCGTAGTATTGCTGGTGTCGGGTCTAGGCGCTGATCATCTCGGTATGCGTCAAACGGCAAACTGCCTATGCTGTCGCTTATGAGTTGTACGCAACGATACGCTACCGGTATCGAAAGCGTCGTGCCTTCCGTAACATTCAATCCGCCCGTCAGGCTTTGCGGTGGAAGGTAACGGTCTGGCAGGGTAATTTGCGTACTGCGTGTCTGCCGTCCAAGTAGGCTGTTGATTATCATTTACTGTTTTCCAATGCCGCCCCTATCAGTACTGCTACTATGCCGCCAGCGATTAGGCATGCGGCTAGGTTCCAAATCAGGTATATAGCGTAACAGATTGCTGTTGCGCCTATTAGTTCTAGCGCTAAGGCTAGGTATTTTTTTTCTATCATACTCTATATTGTCCTATGGTTAGTGTATAGCAACCTTTGGTGTTGGGTTTGCTAGGTTGTTGGTTAATGCGTATCTGGCGATAGTCACAGCTACTAGTGGTGTTATGTCTACGTTGTCGGCGGTTTTGCGTGACCATGCCCATTGTTCGCCTAGTTTGCGTTTTGTTGCGCCTTCGATTGCGTGCTGTAAGCGTATGTCGCCCATATGCGATATTGTGCCGTCTTGTACGGCGTCGTAGAATGAACCGCATGCCTGCCCGTACTGACGCATGTTTATGGGTATGACGTGTACGCCTTCTGCTTCTAGTTCCCCTATGAGGCTACTGGCGGCGGCGCCTGAGTCTATAACGAATGGCATACGCCACTTTTGGTGTAGTTGTAGTATGCGGTCTTTTAGCCATCCTATACGGTTTTCTGACTCAATAACCTCAAGTGCGGTGTATGCGCCTGCTAAACCTGCGGCGCCTATGCTTGCCCTGTCCCTGTCTGGGCTTACGTCTACACCAAACACCATGTAACTACCTATTTGTATGTCGTCGCGTTGTAGCGCCGCCCATTGTTCAGGGTCGATAACGGTCTGGCTTTTCAGGCTATGCCATATATTTAACCATTCTGACATAAAGATAAGCGGTTCTGTCGTTTGTACAGCTTCGCGTACGGCTTCTATTGTTACACCGTGTTTTTCTCCCAGTGTTGGGATTGCTTCGTACCAGACGTCCTCATCGTATATGTCGCAGTCTTCAGCCGCCGCCCATTCAAGCCAACACAGCGAAGGATTACCGGCATGCCCTAGCTTGCGGTAGTGGGATAGCATCGTACTGTAAGGACCACCGGCATTGCTCAAAAGCCAGAGCTGTGCGCTTTTGCGTGTAGCCATTGTTGGTTGTAGTGCCGCCACTAGTCGTAGGTCATGTGCTAGTGCTTCGTCTACTATTGCTAGGTCTACTGTTAGCCCTCTAGCGCCTTGTGCGTTTGGTGTAACAATCCTGTACTGTGAACCATTGTTCATGTAAAGCGCTTCTTGCCCATTAGCGCGTACATAGCGTTTAACACGTTTACTAAGTGGTGTGTCTAGCAACAGTTCACAAGTTTCCGTAAATTTATTTCTAGCCATGTTACGGTCTTGCGCTGTCACGACACTTACTGTGTTTGGTTTTAATAGTTCTAAGGCGGCGCGTATAGCGGCTAACGCTGTCTTGCCATTTTGCCTGCCTACACTGACCCCAACCGACCGCCAAAAATAGTGACCTTCTGCGTCTAGTTCTAGCGCTACGTCAGCGACTTGCCGTTGCCACTCGAATAACTCAAAGCCTAACTGTTCGGCGACTTTCGCTAACTGTGCGCCGTGCGTTAGTCGGTCTGGGTTGCGTTCAGTCGCCCAGCGTGCC